GCGCGGGGATAACACAATCACCGAAGGGCCGCAAACTATGACTGCATGGATCGGGGTCGATCTCGACGGGACGCTGGCACATTTCGACCATTTCCGGGGCTGGGATCATATCGGCGACCCAGTGCCGAAAATGCTGGCCCGGGTGCAAGGTTGGCTGGCCGAAGGGCGTGACGTGCGAATCTTCACTGCCCGTGTCGCCACTGTCGGCTCCGTCGATGGATCACACATTGAAACGTCCAGGGCGTCGATCAACGAATGGACGCTTCTGCACCTGGGCGTGCTGCTGCCGATCACCTGCTGCAAAGACGTGGAGTGCGTGGCGTTGTGGGATGACATTGCAGTGGGCGTCGTCAAAAACACAGGCCGCCCAGTCACTTTCTAACCCCGGAGGGCCAAATGAGTGAACGCATATTCCAGCGCGTCAAGACGCCAACCGCATCGTGGTTCCGGATCTTCGGATACGGGCTGATGTTCAAGGATGGTCGCGTTTCGGTTCTGGGCCGCGACTCGTCCTGGATGGATTGACGCAATCCCCGAAGGGTCGGAGCTTAAACCCCATAAAACTCCGACCACATGCCATCAGCGGTCAGTTACGCGATACTCATAGTAAATCGTTGCTGACCGCTGATGCTAATCATGATCGAACACTACACCGGACCCGAGCGCCGCTCCCGCCCTCACATTTACGTTCCTGAAGACCTCGAAGGTATGCGTCGATTCTTGATGGACCACCTCTGCCACGAAGCCGACATCCGCTCGCACTTCGACGCACAACTCGCTGAGATAAGGGATCTCCTGCACACGCAGGCGAGCGCGTCAAGCCAGATGGCGCCCGCCGTCGAAGAGCTAACGACGATCCTCTCAGGCTTCAAATTCCTAGAGCGAACAGCCGTTGTGCTCGCCGGCATCGTCGGCTCGCTATACGCCGTGTGGCAGGCGGTAAAGGACCACGTTCGGTTTTAACCCCATCCGCAGTGACAGCCCTGCTAGGCAGCGGTCACACTTTACGAAAATAGTAAAGGACCGCATCCATGCGCAACTGGTACTCCATGCAGGCGCTCGCCGCCCCCAATGCCGCCGAGATTTCGATCTATGACGAAATCGGCATGTGGGGCGTCACCGCTAAGCAGTTCATCAGCGACCTCAAGGCCCTTGGCGACGTGAAGGACATCACCGTGTCCATCAACTCCCCCGGCGGCTCTGTGTTCGATGGCCTAGCTATCTACAACGTGCTGCGGGCTTCGGGTGCCAACATCACCGTCAAGGTGATGGGCATCGCCGCCTCGATCGCCAGCATCATCGCGATGGCCGGCAAGAAGATCGTCATGCCCGAGAACTCGTTCATGATGATCCACAACCCGCTCAATGTCGTCAAAGGTAACGCGGATGACATGCGCGAGATGGCCGACATCCTCGATAAGGTGGGCTCTTCGCTGGTCGCCACCTACGTTGCGCGCACAGGCAAGTCGGAAGAAGAGGTCAAGGCTCTGATGGATGCCGAGACCTTGATGACCGCGACCGAAGCCAAGGAATTCGGCTTTGCCGACGAAGTAATCCCCGCCGTCGAAGCCAAGGCCGCGTTCGAAGTCGATCGCCTGCCGGAGAACGTCCGCGCTCTCTTCCTGGCTCAACAACCGGAACCCGTTCCTGAGTCCACCCCCGAGCCCGAGCCTGTGCCCGAGCCCGAGCCGGGACCTACCCCCGAGCCCGTCGCCGACAGCCCGCTGGTCGAGACCATTCGCGCCGCTGCCAAGACCGCCGGATTCGAAGCCTACGCCCCTGTCTGGGCGCTGGACGACAAGATCCAGAACGCTGATGACATCAAGGCCCGCGTCTCCCACGCCAAGGAAGTGCTCGCCTTCTGCGACATTGCCGGCGTCAAGGCCCGCGCTGAAGAGTTCATCACCAACCACACGCCCATCGCCGATGTCCGGGCTGCTCTGCGCGCCGAGCGCGTAGCCAAGAGCGCCCTGAACAACGTCGATACGGCAACGAAGACCCCTGTGCAGCCGAAGGCCCTCAAGACGCCTGCACAGGTCTATGCCGAGCGGGCTCAACGCCTCGCCAAAGCATCGTAACCCCGCCCTGCAACGAAAGGACAGACCATGCCCACGCTTACCGAAGGTCTCCGCCGCGCCGAATTCCTGCTCGGCGAGGCTGACGATCTCATCGCATACGACTCCGTGACCTACGCGGCCGTCGCCTCTACCGCCATCAAGCCGGGCACTGTGCTCGGTAAGGTGACTGCCACCGGCCATTACAAGCCCTACGCCTCTGGCAACTCGGACGGTTCGCAAACCGCCGTCGCCATCGCGCTGGACTGGGTGCCGGTCAATGCCTCCACTCAGAAGGGCGTCGTCGTTAGCCGCCTGGTGGAAGTGAATCGCGCCCTGCTGACGGGCCTTGACGCCGCTGCGGAGACCGCTCTGGCCTCCCGCAACATCATCGTTCGCCCGTAAGGAGACCCGCAATCATGATGCTCGACATCTTCAACAACGACGCCTTCAGCGTCACCAAGCTCTCCCTGGCTATCCAGGATCTGCCTTACGTGCCCGGTCAGATTTCCCGCGCAGGTATCTTCGGCGAAGAGGGTATCGAAACCACCACTTTTTCGATCGAGTCCCGCGGCATGACCCTCGGCCTCGTCCCGAGCCAGTCGCGCGGCGCCCCGAACGGCAAGATCCAGGTCAATGACAAGGCCAAGCTGATTCCGTTCAACACCCTGCACCTGCCCCAGCGCTGGGAGATTCTGGCCGACGAAGTGCTGAACAAGCGCGCCTTCGGCTCCGAGTCCGAGCTGGAAATGGCTCAGACCCTGGTGAATCGCAAGGTCGCCAAGTGCCTGCAAGATCACGCCTTCACCATGGAGTTCCAGCGTCTCGGCGCCCTGCGTGGTCAAGTGCTGGACGCTGACGGCACCACCGTGCTGCTGGACCTCTTCACCACCTTCGGCATCTCCCAGACCACTTTCTCGTTTGTTCTCGGCACCGCCGGCACCGACGTGAATAACAAGTGCGTCCAGGTCGCCCGCCTGATGGACGAAAAGCTGGACGGCATCGGCTACTCCGGTCTGCGCGCCTATGTGTCCCCGAGCTTCTACGACAAATTCACCACCCACGCGTCGGTGAAGGAAGCGTTCAGCCTGTGGAACACCAACACCAACTTCCTCCAGACCGACAACCGTCGCGGTTTCGTGTTCGGCGGCATCGAGTGGATCGAGTACCGTGGTCGCGCCCCGGTGGCTCTGGCAACCGACGAAGCGTACCTGGTCCCGCTGGGCGTTTCCGACCTCGCCAAGACCTACTACGCTCCGGCCAACTACATGGAGACCGTGGGCACCACCGGCCTGCCGTACTACGCCAAGATGGAACCCATGTCCATGAACAAGGGCATGGAAGGCGAGTTCCAGTCCAACCCCATCTCCATCGTCACCCGGCCCCAGGCCATCATCAAGCTGACCGCCTGATGAGCGCTCACGCGATATTCTCTCGCGCCCGCGACCGCCTCCTTGCCAACATGGGGGAGAACGGCCGCCTGCGGGAGTCGATCGCGTGCAGCGTCGCCATTGAACACGGCGTCGAAATCCAGGGCGAGTACGGCGAAGTCATCCTCACCCGAGACGTGGTGCGGATCTCCAAAGCACTCGCCCCGGTATCGGGCGACAAGCTCGAAACCGGCGACTACGACGAAGACCTCATCTTCGTACCCGCCAAGACCTACTTCCTCGACGGCAAGATCGCCGACGACGGCTACTTCGTCCGCTACTCGCTGCTGGATGCGTAGCCATGGCCTCTATCGACCTCACGATCAATGTCGATGAGGTGATCGACGCTGCCACTCGCATCAAGCGCGTGGAATCCGCACTGGTCGGCGCAACGGCCGTCAGCGCGATCAACAAGGTGCTCCCGCGCACTTACGACTCCGCTGCCAAGAAGATGCTCTCGGGCATCAACCTCCCGCGCAGCGACCTCGACGACCAGATGAGCATCGAGAAGGCCAGCGATCCGCTCAAGCCGCAAGGCGCCATCGTAGCCAGTCGCAAGACCCGCCGCCCGAACACCATGCGGCGCTACCTCGTCGGCATGATCCTCGCCCAGAACACCTGGTCGCAGGGCTTCGTCATGTCGCAAGTCGTAAAGCGTGCTCGAAACCCGATTCCGCCCGGCACCGCCTCGCTCCCATGGAAGATCCGCGTCGGCGACAAGCGCCGCGGTATCCCCGCCGGCCAGAAAGCCCGCGGCATCGAAGTCGAAGTCGTGAAGGGTCGCGTCAAGCGCGCCGAGAACTGGTTCCTTCTGCCCACGAAGAACGGGCTGCTTCCCGCCCGCGTCCGCCGCAACGCCGAGAAGCGCTGGGGCCGCAAAGGCAAGGCCAACTACGAAGTCATCTACGGCCCCTCCGTCTGGCAGCTCTTCAAAGCCCAGATCCCCGGCCTGAAAGAAGGCGTCCTCGCCGATTTGCGCAAGACGCTCGACGAAGACATCCGAGACGAATTCCTGAAAGCCCTCCGCAAATGAGCAAAGCCTCCCAACTAGCCGCCACCATCTTCGCGCGCCTGCAAGCGATCACCACCGCCAACGGCTACGAGACCAACATCGGCGCGCGAGGCTTCCGCGGCCGGCGCAAGCTGGAAGAAGAGCACATGCCCTGCTTCGTCCTTCACGAAGGCGACGACACGACGCAGGACTCGACGAAGAAAGCCGCGACCCTTCGACAAGAGTACGTCGTCGAAGGGCACATGACCTGCGACCCGAACAACCCCAATGACTCCGCCCACAAGATGATCTCCGACATCAAGCGCGTCATCTGGGCCTCCGGGTTCGATGGCACGGCGCAGACGTACTACAACGGCCGAGGCATCGCCGCCCGCGAAGACGGCGCCAACAGCGTCTCCTGCTTCGTGCGCTTTGCCGTGTCCTACCCCGAGCGCCTCGATCAGCCGTGAGGCTCAACTGCCTCCTGGTCGCATCGCACCTGTGGTGGCGGTCGCATCTGAGATCAGGAATCGGCGTAAAGCGCAGCGAAGGACTGCGGGGGCTCATCCCGCACTTCTTCCATGTGCGCGAGCGCAAGAGCAAAGAGCTTGTGCTGATCGACTACATCCCACGGCAGCGAAAGCACGGGCTACTGGATCGTGGCGACAGCGTGCTCGTGTTCGACGGTTTGTACCGGGTGCGTATCTACCGGCTAGTGGCTACTGCCACCGCAGACACCCTGCCAGAAGCCA